AAATGCCAGCATCGACAATATTAAGTGCCATAAGGTCACCTTTAGCAACCGCCCTAGCAAGTGTGGCAGGTAATGTTTACAGCTACGTGCCTGAAACGATTATCCCGCCTGCCGTAGTAGTCGTGCCGGATACGCCGTACCTTGAGCTTGAGACAATCAACAAAACTACGTTGCATTGCAAAATAAATTTTACTATTTCAGTCGCGGTTGCCTATAACAGCAACCCAGCATCGCTTGACAATATCGAGCAGCTAATTATGAGTGTGCTGGCAGTGATCCCAGTCGGGTACGTTGTCAGCGTGGTCGAAAGGCCAACAGTTACACAAGTCGGAGCATCGACATTGCTTATCGCTGATGTTCGAGTTTCTACCTACTATACACAAACAACATAAGGAGACATCATGGCAACAACAGTAATCACCGGCCGCGATATTTCTTTGTCCTTTACTGGTGGAACGGACATCGAAGCACAGGCCACAAACGCGGTACTTACAAAAGTATTAGATCGTCAGACATATCAAACACTAGATGGCGAGGCGTACAAGACCACCAACGTCACAGCTACTTTCCAGCTAGACATGCTTGCAGACTGGGGCAAAGCCTCATCAGTATGTGAGGCTATTTGGACAGCTTGCGACAGCGCACCGGATACAGACATTTCGGTAACATTGACATCCGCTACAGGCGCACAATTTGTGTTTCCTATCAAGCCGTCATATCCAACAGTCGGTGGATCAGGTATGGATGCGCAGACAGTTTCATTTACTTTCTTAGTTCCAAAGGGCGAAGTCACCGAGACTTTTAGCTAAAAACGAAAGACGGGAGCAAACAAATGCAACAACAAATAACAATTAAATACATAGACGGATCAGAAGCAAGCTACATGGTACGCCCGCCTGATTACGCCCGCTGGGAGATGACCACAAAAAAGGTTATCTCCCAGTTTGGCGGCATGTGGGATATTTTGTATGTTGCACATCTAGCCATGAAACGCGACGCAGGCAGTAAGCCAACAAAGCCATTTGAAGTATGGATGGAATCAGTCAGCGATGTTGAAGTAGGTGAGACAGACCCAAAAGTCATCCCAGCGGAAGCATCAGCCGACTTATAATTGAGCTGGCAATTGCCACGCGGATACCTATGATGCATTGGCAAACCGCTGAAGATATTTTAACCGCAGTCGAAGTTTTGGAAGCGAGGAACAGTGAGCGAGCAAGTAGCACTTGACCAAACTGAACTGCGCGCTGTTTTCAAAGCTTTAAAAAATATGGATGAGGCGGCAAACGATGAGGCAAAACGTCAATCCGGCAACTTGGCTGATTATGCTCGCGGCGAAATTATCCAAACCGCAAACGGCATACAAAGCCGCAAGGTAGCCAGCCGCATTGCAGAAGGATCGCGTGTAAAAAAGTCCAGCCGCATTGGTGAGATTACCTACGGGTTTGCATCACAAAGGTTTAGCGGCGGGGCAAACACTAAAGCTATTTGGGGCGGGTCGGAGTTTGGGTCTAACAAATACCGACAGTTTCCAGTGTGGTCAGGTCGTCAGGGTCGCGGCTCACGCGGCTGGTTTATTTACCCGACGCTGCGCAAAATCCAACCCGAGATAGTCGAGCGATGGAGTGCAGCATTTAGCAAGATTTTGAAGGAGTGGGGATAATGGCAACAGGCACTAGATCGCTGACCCTTAAATTATTAGCAGATGTTGATAACTTTACAAAGAACCTTAAAGGCGCAGATAACGACGTAAAATCCTTTGGCGATAAGGTCACAGATTTTGGCAAAAAGGCCGGTTTAGCCTTTGCCGTGGCTGGTGCAGCTGCCGTCGCTTATGCGGGCAAATTAGCTATTGACGGGGTCAAATCAGCCATCGCCGATGCAGCTGCGCAGGAAAAGTTAGCCTTGACCTTAAAGAACGTCACAGGGGCTACAGAAGCCCAAATAGGGGCAACCGAGGACTACATCACCAAAACATCCCTAGCCTTTGGTGTAACCGATGATGAGCTGCGTCCATCTATTGAACGCCTGGCTCGTGCGACCGGCGATCTTGAAAAGGCGCAGAAGCTACAGACAGTGGCCATCGATGTCGCAGCCGGTTCAGGCAAATCCCTAGAGGCAGTCACGAACGCGATGGCAAAGGCAGCCGAGGGCAATACATCTGCGCTTGCCAGGTTAGGCATTGGCTTGACGGCTTCACAGCTCAAAACTATGAGCCTGGATGAAGTTACTGCAAAGTTAGCAAATACTTTTGAAGGTCAGGCCGCTGCAAAAGCAGACACATTTGCAGGCAAAATGACGCGTCTGCAAATTGCATTTGATGAAGGCAAAGAGACAGTAGGCGCATTTATTCTTGATGCAATTACGCCGCTTGTCGAAACCATCGTTAATCAAGTCGTGCCTGCAATCCAAAATTTTACAGAAAACATTAGCGATAAATTGCAACCGGTGTTGCGTTTTATTCAACCCATCATCGCCGGACTTAGATCAGCATTTGACAGCGTGCGCGGCTCATTGCAACGAAACAACGATGAGCTGCGGCCATTTTTTGCATTGTTGCAAAACATAGGTGAGTTTGCCCGCGACGTACTTGCGCCTATTTTGGCAAAAACTTTAGGCGGCGCATTTAGATTATTGGGTAATATTTTGGCAGAAATTATCGATCAATTTGCTAATCTAGTCAGTTTGATAACAAATATTTATAATCGCATTACCGGAATTATTGACGCTATTCGAGGTGCTAGTAGTGCTGTCGGTGGTTTCTTTTCCGGCGCATCGATGTCCAGCCCTGCCGCGCCATCTGCGCCAGTGCCATCATTACCGCTTGCGCCTGTTCCGGCTTTGCCAGCTGAACGGCCACGATTTATTTATGCCAGCAGCCCAACAAATATCACAGTAAATGGCGCAATTGACAGTGAGTCCACAGCGCGTCAAATTGTGTCTATTCTTAATGACTCATCGGCTCGCGGAACGTTAGGCGGATCAGGACTGGTCTTTGCATGACCGCATATACACCTAGCTACAAGGTTTTAATAAATAGCGTTGAAGTCACAGATGTAACAGTAGCTAACGTAACAATTACGTCTGGCCGGACAGACATCTACTCCCAGCCGGTTGCAGGCTATTGCCAGCTGCAATTGCTTAACTTTGACAACAGCATTTATAGCTTTACAGTAGGCACACAAATCACAATCGAGGTAACAGACTCAACGGCCGCTTATGTGCCTATTTTTGGGGGTTACATTTCAGATTTTACAATTATGGTCAATCAGACCGGATCATTAGGCAATACAACAATGGCGCAGATTACAGCTCTAGGTGCGTTGTCTAAATTGCCCAAAATTGTGGATGATGGCATTTTGGCACAAGATGAGGATGGCGATCAAATTTACAGCCTTTTGTCAGGTTATCTATATGGCGAGTGGCAGGAAGTACCGGCGGCAACAACATGGGCAACTTACACGCCTGCAACCGACACTTGGGCAGATGCCTTAAATATCGGTCTTGGCGAAGTAGATCGCCCTGGTGATTTTCTGCTAATAGCGCGTGGCGCAAATGAAACCGACGTTTACAGCTTATGTGCGCAAATAGCCAACAGCGCGCTAGGCGTTTTATATGAGGAACCAAACGGCAATATTGGCTACGCTGACAGCACACACAGACAGGATTACCTAGCGGCAAATGGCTACACAACCCTGGACGCTAATCACGCAACAGGAAATGGATTAGCTGTAACAACCCGCGCTGGTGACATCCGCAACAAGTACGACATTACGTACGGCAATAATGCCCAACACACTTACGTGGCAGAGGATTTAGACAGCCAAGAAACTTACGGCATTTATGGTGAGGCTTTTACTTCAAGCATTAAAGACCAAGCCGATGCCGAAGATTTTGCAGATCGTATTGTGGCCTTGCGTGCTGACCCAACCGCTAAATTCCAAAACATTACCTTTGACCTTGGCAACCCGGAAATTGATGATGCCGACCGGGATGCGCTTATTAACATATTTATGGGTCAGCCTATATGGATACAAAACTTGCCCTTAAACATCGGCAGCGGGTCATTTGAAGGCTACGTCGAGGGCTGGACTTTTAGGGCAAGCCTAAATAATTTGACCATTACCTTTAACGCGTCTCCCGTCAATTTCAGCCAAGTTGCCGTAAAATGGAACGCAGTAAACGCAGCCGAAGCATGGAATACCATAAACCCAGCATTGACATGGCTTAACGCGATTGGAGTAGTAGCGTAATGGCAACAACAACACCTAATTTTGGTTGGTCAGTACCCACCTCAACAGATCTTGTAAAAGATGGCGCAACAGCTATTGAAACACTTGGTGACTCTATTGACGCATCACTTCTTGATCTTAAAGGCGGTACATCCGGTCAAGTGCTGGCAAAAAACAGTGGCACAGACATGGACTTTATTTGGATTGAACAAGATGACACAACACTTTCATTTAACGCACAGACAGGCACGACCTACACATTAGTGATAGCAGACTTAGGCAAATTAGTTACCACATCAAACGCATCACCAATAACAGTAACAATTCCGCCATCAGTATTTGCGGCGGGTAACATAATCAATCTTCAATCAATTGGTGTTGGATTAACTAGCTTAGCGCAAGGCGCTGGGGTCACAATTACATCGACCGGTGCAACGGCATCAGCACCTAAATTGCGTGCCCGTTATTCAGCCTGCACAATTATTTGCACAGCCAGCAATACTTTTACAGTGGTGGGCGATTTAAGCTAATGCCATTAATTCCAGGTATTATTGCTTCATCAATGCAAGGAACGCCAGCGCCTATTGCGGGTTACGCTCTTTGGCTTGATGCTTCTGATGCAACAACATTTACATTTTCATCAGGCACACGCGTCAGCGAGTGGCGGGATAAATCAGCAAATGCCTATCACATGACACAAGCAACCGGTGCATATCAACCTGACCGCAACGCAACACAAAACAGCCTTTCAGCAGTAACAATGCGTTCAGGGTCAGCAGAATACTTTATGCGCAACACATCTTATGACTGGGCTCACTCTGCATTTACTTTGCTGTGCGTTATTAGACCAAATACCGGCGAGTACACCGCTTATTTAGGGCAAGACAGCACCGGAACTTTACAACTTGGGCAAGACTCTAGTAATCCAGCCTATTTATCAGTCAATCGAATTGGGCAAGCTACAAATCCTTCTAATTTAACAATTGCAAATAACACAACTGGGCAAATTACTTTCAAGTCAGCAGGAATTAGCAGTGGAAATATAACTGTTCAGATTTACAAATCAAAAACAGCAGCTTCAAGCACAACTACCCAAAACAGCTTAGGCGCTAGCACGATTGCAATGATTGGTGGCTCACGATCTGATTTAGCTCCAGCCATTACAGACAATTATGGTGATGGTGGATATCTCTGTGAAATGCTTGTTTATCCTTCCCAGTTAAGCGATGGCGATAGAAATACCGTTGAAGATTATTTAATCGCTAAGTGGGGTGTCTAATGAACTGGTACACATTTACTTCTAAGGAAGCCTTTGATACATGGCATCAAGCACTTAAGGCAGAGCTGGGTTATCCGTTGCCAAGCATTGACCAAGTAGGCACAGTGATAGGCGAGCCGTACACAATTGAATACACATCGGTTGTTAAGGTTGGCGAAAATGACTGGCGCACTATTGCCGACCCTGAATATGCAGAAGGTTTAGAACTATCGACAAAGCCAGTATTTCCTGATGAAAGAGTAATCTAATGACATATCCACAAGGTACAGCTGCGCTTGCAATTAGCATCGCTTTAGGCGAGCAAGGTGTAATTGAAGAACCGGAAAACATTACAAAGTACGGCAAGTTTATGAAGGCCGACGGCCTGCCCTGGTGTGGGTCATTTTGTAATTGGGTACTGGCACAAGCCGGGGTAAAAAATCACAGCGTAGTCGGTACAGCTTTAGGTGCGCATAAGTTTCAAGACATGGCTCGATGGCATAATGAGCCTGTGCGTGGCGATTTAGCGTTTATGGACTTTCCGCATGACGGCTTAGATCGCATCAGTCATGTCGGCATAGTTGTAGGCCATGATGGCAAAAATGTGTTAATAGTCGAGGGCAACACATCCCGCGGCGGCGATCAGCGAAATGGCGGCATGGTGTTGCTAAAGCTACGCACACCGGATGTCATCGTAGGCTATGGAAGACCTAAATACGTGCCTTACAAAGGTGAGTACCCAGTCATAGAAGTTGCAGCACCACCCAAAAAAAACAAGTTACTGAAGGGTAAAAAATGAGTGAATTTAAAAAAATAGCGGCATCCTATGGCCGTTCATTTTTAGCAGCTTGCATTGCAGTTTATTTGGCAGGCGTGACTGATCCTAAAGCTATTATTGGCGCAGGCGTAGCAGCTATATTGCCACCACTGTTGCGCTGGCTTAATCCTGGAGACACAGGGTTCGGAGTCAAGGGGAAGTGACACCGACAGAGTGGACAGTGGTAATCACTGGCATCATTACAGTGATTACCGCTGTTTATTCGATGATGAGATACATGGTCAAATCTGTCATGCGTGAATTTTCACCCAATGGCGGGTCAAGCCTCAAGGATCAGGTCAATAGAATTGAAGCCCGATTGGATGCGCTTTACGCCAAATTGCTTGACTAGGCCTTAAAATTGGGCTATGGCAAAACCAAGGCAAAAAAAGGTCATCGACCTAGACAGCTACGCAGCTTTAGATCAGTATGCAATTTGCCTGCATGAATACTATTTATCTTTGCGTAGGGCTGGCTTTCCAATTGATATTGCTTTGTCCATGATTCAAGACAAATTGTCTTATCCGGATTGGATATTGCCGTCAATACCTAACAAAATCGACAACATCCCGTATGACGATGATGAGGATTAATGAAACGGATAATTATTGTCAGCGACATGCAAATCCCGTTTCACGATACAAAGGCCGTTGCCAACCTAATTGCCTTTGTAAAAGAATTTAAGCCTGACGATGTTGTAACAATAGGCGATGAGATAGATTTTAATACGCTAAGCCGCTTTGCAGAAGGCACACCGGAAGCCTATGAACAAACATTAGGCGCAGATCGAGATACAGCTGTGCAGGTACTAAAAGATTTACAGGTCACGCACATGATTAGGTCAAATCATAGTGATCGCATGTACACACAAATCATGCGCAAAATCCCATCATTTTTGTCATTACCAGAATTGCGCTTTGAACGATTTATGAGACTAGATGAGCTAGGAATAAAATTTCATCGCAAGCCATTTGCCATCGCGCCTAATTGGCTGGCCGTACATGGCGATCAGACACCTATAAAGTCACAAGGCGGGCTGTCGGCTTTAGAAGCTGCACGTCGCTATGGTCGCAACGTTATATCCGGTCACACGCATCGCATGGGCAGATCATCATTTACAGAAGCTTATGGCGGCAAACAAGGCCGGGTGTTACATGGTGTTGAAGTGGGCAATCTAATGTGCTTGGCAAAGGCGGGGTACACAAAAGGCTACGCAAACTGGCAGACCGGCTTTGCCGTCATGTACGTCGATGGAAACCATGTAAGCGTAGATTTGATTTACATGGAAAAGGATGCCAGCTTTATCGTGGCAGGCAAACGATATGGATGATTTCCTCATAGACATTACACGATCTATCGATGACGCTGTAGATGAAGTCCTAGATCAATGTTTTGCCAGCCGACACGCCGTAATTTACGCGTAATCCTTGACCTTGTCGGTCTAGTGCCTCACCCTTATGGCAGGGAGCGAAGCACAGTAGCGACCTGAAACGGGAGCAAAATGTACTCAATGATAGAAGTGTTTATGTGGGCAATGCTAGGCGTTGTCAGCGGCTTTACAGGTGGCCATGTAATTGGCTTTAAAGAAGGCAAGCGCGAGGGATTTGTGCGCGGCAAAATTGCAGCCAGTAGCAAAGCCGGATCACGCTAATGGGATTCCTAGACAATTACGAGACTGTAAATCAAAAGGTTCAACGCCTACATGCGACTTATCCTACAAATCGCATAGAAACAAACATTATCGATTGGTCAGCTGAAAAGGGCTACATCTTAATCGAGTGCCGGATTTATCGATATTACGATGATGAAAAGCCAGCTGCAATTGATTTTGCACATGGCATGGTAAGTGCTTACAACGTGCAAATGAAACGCTGGTATGTCGAGGACACAGTAAGTAGCGCAATTGGTCGATGTGCCAGTGTCGTATTAGGCGCAGACTTAAAGCCATCGCGTGAAAACATGGAGCAAGTCGAAACAATGCCAAAAGCGTTTGTAGAGGATGATCCCTGGGCAAAACCGATATGGGATGAGCAAGGCTTTACTACCGCAAAAGAAGCCCTAGATGTGATTGCACATGAATTAGGTGGTGAGCTGTTATCGGAAGCACCTATTTGCAAACATGGTCACATGTTGCTCAAAGAAGGCACATCCCCAAAAACAGGGAAAGCTTATCGAGGTTATGTCTGCACCGAAAAAACAAAAGCAAATCAATGCACGCCACTTTGGCTGACGCTTACAAGTGACGGCAAATGGAAGGAGCGCATCTAATGAGTGGATTACACATGCAGATGCCCGACGGACGCAAAATCACCATCGAGGTTGATGGCACAATAATCAGTGATCAAGACGAAATTCCAGTAGATTTTTGTGATGGCTGCGAAAGCTATCGCCCTACAACCGGTGGATTTCAAGTCGTAAATCAAGGATTATCTTTGATTTGGCTCTGCCAGGCGTGCAAATGATTGCTTACCATTTAAGCGACGAACAACAAATACAGGTGACTATCTTTGGCCTAATGCGTGCCCTGGACTACAAAGAACAATGGCAAGGCAAATGGGAAAAGCGTAATTACCAAACAGATAAGCAACAGATTAACTTTCCGCAGCTTGTCGATCAACAGTCAGATGCGCTGGGTGCTGAACTAGCTGTAGCGCGTTACTTTAATCAGCCATTTGATTTCGGCAACAATAACTTTAAAAACAAGGCCGATGTAGGCCATAACTTTGAAGTCAAGCACACCAAATGGAAGGATGGCTCACTAATATTGCGCGATCACGACCGCAAAGAGGACATAGCGATACTGGTAACAGGATCGATGCCTAAGTATTACTTGTGTGGATGGATACCGATAGCCGTTGCACGTAGGCCATCACAGAAGCGCAATGATGGTGCATGGTGGATAGGTCAGCAGGATTTACATCCGATGGGCAACCTTGTCAGGTCAATGTATGCAAATCAGCTATAACTGCCGCGTAGAAAAAAAGGTCACGACGCAGACAATATGCAAGGTGACAGATAACTTGCCGCCTTACGTAGAAGTCGTGCAATGTAATAGTTGTGGGGTATTGACTGTAGCTTTGTTAGATAAGGAGACTGCCTACCATGCCCAGCCATAAGTATCGATGTGCTATCTGCGCTGCAAGCAAAACAATTGATGGTGCAGAAGGTCAAATCTATGCAGTTCCTAGTTGTGATCGATGCAAACAAATGATGATGCTTGTGCCAAAAGATTGGGAACATAACGATTTGTTACAAGGTGATGATTGTGGATAACATGTGGATAACACTCCGGTATCGCGCTTGCAATTCTGTGGATTACGCAACCTATTTGACATGTCTGCTACCCTGCTGCGCTGCACGCAAGCCGCTGTGGCGAAATAGCTTGCGAAAGTGGCACAGGGTTTGGCCAGTTCTATGCCTAATTGCAGGCTTGCTTGTCTGTACTACAGAATCCGTAGAAGCTGCAACAGATAGTGATCACTACAAGCTATATGCACACTCAAGAATCATCAACGATAAACAATATAAATGTTTGTCATCTATCATTTACAAAGAATCAAGATGGAATCCAAAGGCAAGAAATCATAGCCATTACGGATTAGGTCAAATGCGGAGTCTGTACTACAGAAATCTTGATCCTTATCGTCAGATAGATAAAACCATTGAATACATAAAGCTACGCTATGGTTCAATGTGCAATGCCTGGCTATTTCATCAGAAGCGGAATTACTATTGATGAGCAGTGCATTATCAGATAGTGGTAGCACATCGAAGTGGCGCAAGATTAGACAGCGCATCGTCATGCGCGATGGTGGTGTGTGTCAGATGTGTGGCATGGAAGGTGATAGCGTCGATCACATAGTGCCACGCCATGCTGGTGGCAGTGATGAGGACTATAATTTGCAGCTGTTATGCACATCTTGTAATTCAAGCAAAGGTGGGCGGTTTTTTAGTAGCACAAGGACAC